TGTAACTGATTGTAGTAATTGGGCGATGGCAACCGGCAAGATCGTTCAGATCAATGGAATCCTTTACCACATCAAGTGTGTAGGAGAAACCAAGGTCAAAGAAATTGCCGAAGGCAAGTGGCAACCGATTAAAGATCCCTAGGAGGCGATATGAGCATCTACTTCGCCGATGGCAAAGCTTTTCTCGAAGTTGCCGAAAACTATCTCCTCTACATTGGAGATAAAAAGTTTATTCGGGATCTTGATCCTGATGAGCTTTGGGCTTTAGTCCACGCTACCGTACTGGCGATAAAGTATGGAGAGAAGCAGATGCCATGTGTGCTCCCGACTTCCAAGCTTGTACACTAAGGGGCTAGTACAGCCCCTTAGCTCTTATCATTTAATCAACCATATATGGAAATAATTCTTGGTGTAATCGTTTCTCTTGTTGCTCAAACTTCAAAAAAAGTTTTTGGCACGAGTGAATATTCCACCCTCGCAACAGTTGCAGGTCTTTCTGTGGCTTCAGCCGTAGGGTATCACTATCTAGGATCGGCCGATCTTTTAGGTGGGTTAAAGGAAATTCTTACAACAGCAGGTGCATTCTACGCATTCGTTATTGCCCGATTCCCAAAGGCATCGAACACTCCGGTATCAGAGTAATACGCTTATATAAGAAATGGCCTTGGCTCTTTCAGAGGTAAGGCTTTTTCTTTTGCTTATTTCCTTCTCTCTCAAAAAAGCTTCCAGTTCAATCAGGCAAAAAAACCTTGGATATTTGATGACCACAAAGGCCAGTGAGTGCCGGAGGTAGAAAAAATCGAAAGGTTTTACTCCCCTACTGTCATCCGGAATCTTAAAAAGAATTCCTGTGCGACTAGCGGCCGCAGAAAGGGCATCAATCTGGTGTTCCTGTACATCAGAGAATGGTAATGAATTACTTATTGTTTGTTTCAATTCAAAAGCGGCACTGATCATTGCAGTGGTCTTGAGCCAGTGTCGAAACAACCTTCCAAAATCAGCTTCTCTTTTTTTCATTTAGTCTTAACAATCATAGATTTCAAGTCGATATTTACCCTCTGGAAGTCCTTCATCAATCATGGTGTTGTTATATATAGTTTCTCATTAAAGTCCTGCTTCATGCTAATACACTTATCCACCGCTTCATCTACACCTCCCTTCACCACAAGGTTTATGTAGAGGTTCTTTTTGATGTTGTTGGCCCTCTGAATCCTGCCTATAGCCTGATCGTAATCGACAAAGCTGTAGGTACGGCTTGCAAAGACCATCACCGGGTAATCCGGAAGCTCCCACCCGGCCGAGATCTGTGCTTGGGCCACAAACACGCATTCTTTGGCCTCCTGTGCCTCTCTGATGACCTCACCACGCTCTTTTGTCGCTCCGGTGAGGGTAAGTACCTTTTTGCCGGCTTTTTCCATTGCTGTGGCAATCTGGGCGATTTGGGCCGTATATTTAGCGAAGATCACCATCCTAGGAAACTCGATAGCATACTCCAAAAGAAGGTCGATTTTTTCATTATCGAAAATCTCCGGAGCAGAGAACTCATCACCGGCAAGCACTCCATTTTCGATCTGGTTGATTTTACCCACTCTGACCAACGGATCAGGGTACTCGAGAGCCATGCTTTTTATCCTCGCTTTCTGCTCAATCGAAAGACCGACATAAACAGTCTTATAATTCTGATCCGGCACATCAAAATAATCCTCGAGCCGGCCTACATAGCCAATTTGTCTTACTAAATCAGCCAACGCTTGTTTTGTGCTTTCATCTTTTTTCGGAGCAAAAACTTGTCGTCCCGGCATGGGGAGCTGAACATAGAATCTATCCCTGAACTTATAAAATGAATTAGCTAATTCTTGCATGTCTTTTTTTATGGCAATTTACGCATAATGTCCTTCCGTTATCAATAGCAAATCTTAATTCTGGATATTCAGAAAATTTTTGAATATGATCTGCATGTAATTTATTTCCATGAGCTTTTCCGCCCCACACACAAGTCCAATTATCTCTTTTGAACACAGCCTCACGCCACAATGAATATTCTACAGATTTTCTCATAATTTCATGTTTCTCACACACTCCTCCTTTCCATAAATGACTTCTTTCGCCTTTTCTAATTTGGCTTGCCTTTTTTCTTCGTTCCGGAGTATGGGATTTACTTAAATTTAATATATGTTCCTTAGAAAATTTCATTCCTATCCTAACCTTACTCATTTTCTTTCGAGTTTCAATAGTTCTCTTTAATCTTGTGTGAGCTATAGCAGAATTCCTTATTGCTTCAGGAGAGCGTTTCTTTCCTTTTTGAGCATTACTCATTTTAAGTCGTGTTTCTAAAGATACTTTTTTCATGCCGGTATTTTTCCTAAAAGAACTGAAGCCGCCCAAACAGTCATAGGACTTCTAATGATTGTAGCTGTACAAAGATACAATCTTTTAGGTTTAGTTCGTTGAATATATTTATAAAGCTCTTCAAAAAGCTGTGAAGTCTTTGGTACGGCCTGTTTCTTCACCCATTTAACGCTTGGGGTAACACCAAGGCAGGTGTGGGCCTCATCCACGATCACTGTGTCGTAGGGCTTAAGACCAAAGGCTCTCTTTCGAAATTCTTCCTTACTGATTACTGTTAGATCGATTTTAAGCTTATTTCTTTGGGCCTCACGCTCCCAATTGCGATCTTCCTTCTGTGTCTTAGGGCAAATAACCAGAGTAGAGCCTCGAGCGAGGGATAACCCGATCAAACTTTTTCCTGCCCCAGTACCGAGGAATAAGCCGATCTTAGACTTATCTTCTCTCACAATATCCATCTGGTGTTTATAAAGTGCCGCCATTTTGTTTTAGATGAAGTTTAATGTGCTGACTTTGGGTCATTACTTGAAGATTTTTAAGATCATTATTCTTTTTATTATTATCAATATGATGAATAACTTCTCCTTTTCTCAATTTTCTACCAAGTTTTTTCTCCATAACAACTCGGTGCTGATGCCGTCCCAACTCCTTTACATAAGATTTAGTTCCTGTCCCCCTATAGCGGTCAATATTAACCTTAGCCCCGGCTTTACCGGCCTTAATCTGATGCTCCCTAGTTCGAACTACAGCTAAAACACACTTAGGAGAGCAGTACAGCCCCTTCTCATAAGGTTTCGTGGTGGCCTGATTTTCACATTTTGGGTTTTTGCACTTCATAAGGAATTCATTCTTCATCCGTTATACTATGTATCATGCTTTTCGTACTCGCCCTTTTCTTTTTGGTCGTGGCGGCTTGCTCGGTATTTTCGATTTGCATGAGAAGCATTCCTCCTTCGGGGCAAGCGGAAAGACGCAGTGAGTAGAAACAAATTGCTTTCGACCATCTGGCGTTAAAATCGTGAGAAGTTTGCATCCCGGGCATTGCGAAATGATCTCATCAAATTTTCGCTTTTTCTCTTCTCTCTGTTTCATTTGAATATTTCTTCTAAAATATCCAATCCGTTGTTGTGCACTTGCCCCTTATCGTATCTAAAATTCTTATCCTGAAAAGTAACTGTGCCAGTGGTCAGGTAGATATTGACTCGGATATTATCCCTCTCAAAAGAAATCATGTATTCGTTCTTTTGAGGCAGGATCTCTTTCCATCCATAACTTTTTATTTCTTTCAACTGTTCTGATTCTAATTTCATTTGAGTAACATGATTACTAGCAGAATAAAGAAGGCAAGCTTCGGAGCAAAAATTCCGATGAGTGCAACCACTGCGAATTCTCCGGCTGTAGGCATCATTTCTTTTTAGATTTTAGATCTTCCTTAGCAATTGCAATCATAAGATCAGCTTTTGCTTTTTCTTCTGCGGTCAAATACTCATCCATCTCTTTTTTCGCTTCTTTGATGGCAAGCTTCATAGCATCGAGAATAGCGATCCAACCATTCATATACTCGACTGATCGATTTGAGAAGATCCACTGCTTTGCCGGATAGGAAACAGGTGTGCTTTTGTCGTTCACTTCAACAAGGCTGATCTGCTCGGCTTTATAGTCTATTTTCACAGCCACTCGCACATCCCCAAGCACACAAGATTTAATCTCTAAATATTTCATTTCTTTGGAAGAATTATTGGTTTGTAATCGATCTGACCATTGGGCTTTTTAATGATCTGGAATCGCTCTTCATGAGTAGCGATTGCCGGCTTCCAACCTGTAGGCTTTGCTCCGTAGCCTCTCCCCTTTCTGTTGCGGCCTAGCTTACTCATACCTGTTCCTTAAAAAGAATTGGCTGTGCTATAACGGCTTTTTCTGTTTGCTCCAAATAGATCCTTGCAACCTCTGGCATCTCAATTTTCCATTTGTCGCACCATCCCTTTACTCTTCGCATATTGTGAATATCAAGAGCACCAAAGGCACTGAATCCGGCTTCAAGCAATCTCTGTTTCTCGAGGATGTAGCTGATGTGCTTATCCATAATTCCTTCGCCATTCTGCATGAGGACTAGGTAGCACACAAGGGCGAATGCTTCAGATGTTATTGGTTGCATAGCTATTTACACTTCTACTCGTGTGCTAATGCTGATCACATGACTAATGATTCCATCCACTTTAGAGATCGCTGATCCAATATCTTTTGCAAGTAGAGAAGAGAATTCCAATTGAGGTACTTTATCAATCCCTGTCGGAATATTGTTATTAAGAATTGGATTAATTTTTTGTTCTAAATCCATCATTATCTTAGAAAGATGTTCTACTGCATTATGAAGTCTTGTTGTTGCACGAGTTGCTTCAGATTCTTTTGGCCCTGCAACTAGAGCATTTCCGGCCGTTCTCATGCCTGTTGGCATTACTGATCCTGTTGATTGTCCTTCCATTGAATTATTTTATTTATTTTTAATGTCCCCATCTCCACTCCTATAAAGGAGCAGAGTGGAAGCACTAAGCGACTACTTCTTCCTCCGGCTTTGCTTCTTCAGCATGTGCTTCAGGAGCAACTTCTGCCTCGGGAGCAGATTCAACAGGAGCTTCAGGGGCGACAGCCGCCTCTTCAACTACCTCTTCCTTCTGAACATCATTTTCTTCAGACATATTATTATCTCGTTAGATTAATAAACGGCACTGCCGCACCCGGAATCATCTGGCTCGGCAAGATTCCATTCCACTTCTCAATCGCTTTCAGATTCACATAGTCAGTCCCTCCTTGAGAGTTAATGGCCTGTGCTTGAATGCGGATTGTCTCGGCTTCAGCCTTAGCCTTCTCGACCTGTTGCTGTGCCTCGAACTTTACCTGTGCAAGTTTATTTTCTGCGGCTAAAGCTTCTTGCTCGGCTGTTACTTTCTTCTCAATTGCTTGAGTGAATGATGCAGAAAACTTGAAGTTGGTAATGTTCACCTGCTCTACAACTGCAAACTGATTGACCAATCGTTCATTGATCTTGGAAAGCACCGATTGTGTGAACTCCGCTCGTTTTGTAACAAGCTCGGCCGCACTGAATCCTGATGCTGTTGCCTTAACAATGTCTCGAACTCCCGGCCTAACCACAGTGGCTTCATAGTTATCTACATCTTCATAATTTCTGTAGATCTCAATGACCTGCTGTGGATCAATGTGGTAGTTTACAACTGTCGCAATCGCCACATCTTGAAGATCAGAAGAGGCGGCATCAAGAGGCTCTTCACGTTCATAAATTACTGAACGTGTCCTCACATCAATTTTAGTTACTTTCTCTAAGAAGGGAAGCTTAAGATAAAAACCGGGTTGCACTGTACCTACAATGTTTCCAAGTCTTGTCTTAACTCCTCTCTCACCGGCATCAACTGTACCGAATGAACCGAGCACGAGGATTAAGAGAATTAATCCCCCGACTGCTCGCTTAACCCATTTCATGAACAATGCGAATTTTTCTTCTTCAGTCATGACTATAGATCGTTAAAGTCCTTCTCAACCTTCGCACCCTCAAGAGCCAATTTAGACTGCTCGAGATAATAAGCTTGAGTAGCTTCTGCAACATCCTTGATAAGAGATTGGCTTTCTTTTACCTGTGCCAATTCTTCAGCATTGATCGGTCGCTTGTTGGTAAAGACAATTTTTCTGAATGTGTTCGTACCAAATGTCTCTTCAGATGAGCTAAGGGTTGTAACCACTGTAGCCGGTGAAGTTCCATCTTTGAAGCCTGAAGCATACTTGCTGAAGGCCCAACCGCTTGAAATCGAAACATTCATCTGGTAGAACTCGCCATCTACGAGAACGTAGAGAACTTTATGCTCCTTCAGATCGCTCGTTTTCTTTCCCTTCTGTGTGAGAGCAGGGTATCGAGCTTGCAACTCATCCTTCGTGCCTTTCGCAACTACTCGCTTATCGAGGTAGAGAGGAATGATCTGATCATCGGTGTCGAACACCGGTGAAGAGATAAACTGCTCAAGTCCCTTGTCGAAGTATTTAAGTTGCTTTCTGTGGAATACGATGATGACATCTTTCTCTTCTCCTTCGAGAAAAGTTTTCTCAACATCCTCACCATTTCCAACCTCTGTGAAGAAAGTGCCGGAAGCCTCGATCACCTTGATGGTTTTCTTCTTCCCTGTACCAGTCTCTTCAACAATGTCTTTCGAAAGCATTCCGAATCGTGGAAGCACCAAACGATTATTGGCCTCTACAACTGGAAACGCTTCATTCAGATTCGCTAACTCCTTCTCGTCAATTTTTGATTTTGACATTTTATCTTATGTATTATCTTATTTTTATTAATAAACACCTCTATATTGTATCATACGGTAAAAATCTACCGCAAGAGAGGATGTGGGGATAACTCAATATCACTATCTATCTCATTTCCCCACACATCCCAACCTTCTATTTTTTCTCTAGCAAACAACTCTATTCGAGGAAGATCCCCAACAAGCTGTAAAATCCTCTTTCTAACTTCACTCGGCTTCTTGCTATGCCCCTCAATAGGAGTGTCTATAACTGAACTTACTGCCGCACTCATTCTTTTCGGTTTCCCCTTTGTAGCAATCATACAAAGTTCAGCATTTGCTCTTGTCCACCTCCCCATTCCCCAAAACCATGAGGGGGATTTCTTATTTCTTTTCACCCAAGTAAATGCCACAGTTTTATAAGTGAATCCCCATGCCTTTATTACTTCAAAACATTCATCGAGTTTTGGCATTGTTACCCACATGAATAATACGCAATCATCGTCCGCTACCCCCCCCACTGGTAAATCACAAATATCCTGAATAGACATAACTTTGTACTTGCATCCTGCCCCACGATTTCCGGCTAGAGCCTTATCTCTGTAGCTCCAAGGTGGATCGGCGTAGATTATTTTATATTTTTTACTCATGATTTTTAATATAAGCCTTCATCTCTTTCCTCACAGAATTAATATAAGCTCCAAAGGTGAGGAGATCCTTCATGGAGCGAGTGGTTTTAAATTGAACCGGTACAGGCGGATCATCTCTAAATTGGATCGTGAAGTCGCCTCGATCTACAGTAGGAAGCCAATCGATGTAGCAAGTCATCTCCTCCGGCTTTATCTTCTCTGAAATATAAACGAGCAAGAGATACATCGTAAGCTGACCAGTTTCATCAGCTCGGTCTTGTGTCCACGCTTTTTTACCAGTCTTGTCATCCTTCAACCGGCGGCCTTTGCGATCGAAATGATCGGCTGTGCCATTGAGCTTGATGCCGTTATACATCACCGACATTGAATGTTGCTGAATCGGGTATCGCTCAAGTGATGGAATAAAGTCCGGATCATCTTGTATTCGATCATCGACCTTCTTACCGAAGGCAAGCTCTTTATTAATCGTTTGGGGGATGCCAAGGTAGTAGGTCGAATACCATTGTTCAGGTGAATATTCCCAAGAGGATATTTGACTCCAATGAAACGGCCTCTGCTCCCAAGGTACGTCCATTTCAATTTTGTGATACGCAATAGGTTTACTTTTTGTTTTCATATTTTATGATTTTAGTATGTTTCCTACTATTACATGATTTACATAATGGTTGAATATTTTCTATATTATCACTTCCTTTTTTATTCAAGGGAATAATATGATCCCTAGAAAGCTTGATTTCTGGTTCTTTTCTTTTACAACAAAGACATATAAAACCACATATCTTTTTTAATTCACCCCATTCTTCTTCAGTATGAAATCCTCCTATCTTTAATTTTATATTTATTCTTTTTCGATGAGATGCTGAATAAATTTTAGCTAAATGTTTTTTATTCTTTGAAATACCTCCTTGCCAATTCCAATGTTTTTTACCTGATTTACTTTTATTAAGTTTAACTAAATTAGCAATAATTTCAGGAGATGGAGGATTCTTCTTCATAAATTCACTATGTTCCTTCTTCTGCTTTTCAGAAAGTTTTCTACCTTTATGAATTTTACTTATTTTATCTTTCATAGATTGAGGCATCTTTCTACCGGTGCAAATGATCCTCATTCGCTCACGATGTTCTTCTGTTCTTTTATAGGATTTATTCTTCTTCATCTTCTTTTTCCTCTTCGGCTTCTTCATTTTCTTCTACTAAAGGCACTCGATCGGCATGAGGACTATCTTCAAAATCCGGCGTAACTTCTTTATGGCCGTCATTATTTAATTCCTCTGACCTCTTTATCTCCTCATCAACCTTTCGAGCCTTAATCTCTTCAATTCTCTGTTTCAAGGTGCTTCTTCTTTCTCTCATTGTAGGCACAACTGTAAGAAGCTTTCGATCTTCTTTTTCTAAAATTAACTGCCCGTTCTCATCGATGTCTGGTAGGAGGTTCATGTTAGAATTTTTGATATTCCTCTTCTACTTTATCATCTTTTACAGTCGGCTTAACCTTCACATTCCTCCATCCACGCACACGCTTACCTCGAGTGCTGTCCGTATCGTAGATCAACCCCTCGGCCGCATACGTTACATAGAACAAAAACTTCTTACCAAACATATCCATTGTCTCTGTGGCAAGCCCTCGCTCAACACAAAAGGCAGTGTAAGCATCATACATCTCGGCCTTACTCATCTCCTTGCCGGCCTCCTGCTCGATCTGCTCGGCCGCAAAGATTGCGATTGATGAGCCGGATCGCATCATCTCCATTTTGGTTTCAACAGCATTTCTGTAATAACTGAATTGGCCCTGCTTCAGCAATCGCTCGAGGCCCACCATTGCGTAATTGAAAAGGCCAGATCGCTCTTCTTCAGTTGTGAGAGTTGCGATGAAATTCGGGATTTTCTTTTCAATTGTCTTTTCAAATCGGATGATCATCCATCGGTTGAAATACGCTTCGTCATCAAAATCGGCAACATCGGGGATGCGGTTACAAGCGAAGGTGAGCTTCGAGAAGTTTTGGAATGAGAATTGATTACCGAACTTGTATTCACCAGAAATTGATCCTCCTCCGGTTGCGATCTTGAAGTTACCAGTGTCTTTAACATCCTGTGCTGAAAGCTCATCAACTATGTTGCCGTGTTTTTTATAAAGATGGGCCGCCGCAAATTTATCACTACTCATTTTATGAAGCGACACTCCTGAAATATTATCCTTGCCAATTAAGTGAATGATTGTCTCGAGTAATGTGGTCTTGCCGGTATCGCCTTCACCCACAAAGATGATCGCCTTCTTCTGCGAATAGAGGCGATAGAAATAATAACCAAGCCACTCTTGAACGATGATGACCTGATCAGGTGATAATACTTGATTGAAAAACGCCTCTGTATTAGGACAAGTAGCTGTAGGAATATATCTGATGGGGAATTGATATGTAAATCGATACTGACTGTCGTGTGGCAAGAGTTCCTTTGTATTAAGATCAAACACTCCATTAGCAAGCGGAATGAAATTGAGTGGGGCACTTTCAAACACCGAGCGTGGATGGCTCGTCATGTCGGCAATCTTGTGGAAAACTTCACTCTTTGCACTCTTAGTAACATTCTCCTGCAATATTCTCTGCATCTCTGGATAAATGATTTCATTCTCGGCCCTTTTGTATACACCATCTTTATAAACTGAAACTTCACGTTCCTTTTCACCGACAGTAATGATGTTGTATTTCTCTGTAAGATGTTTGGCAATCCAGAATGTGCCCTTGGTCTTGTTCTTGAGGAAATCTTTCACAATACTTTCCTCTTGCATCTTTTCTTCAGTAAATTCCTCTTCTCCATCTTCTCTTCTCTCCGGTGCAGGATTATTTTTAATGTGCGTTTTCTTGATTGAGTTCCAAATTGTTTTCAGTTCCTTCTCCGGCAAGCTAGGAACATTGTGATCTTTATTCCATTGAGAAAATAACGGATAGCCTAGCGTGTCCCAAAGATCAGGCGAAATTTCATAGAGAATTTTGCCGGCAAGCTGTGTCGCACTCATATTACGAATGCCTTTCTCTTTATTTTTTGCAAGAAACTTCGTCCAGTCTGTTTGCTTCTTTTCCTCTTCTGCTTTATAGAGCCACAGGGGGGGATCGGAAATAGCATCACCTTCATTGATCCATTCATAGGTGTTACCGGAGGCGTGAAGCGATGGAGGCAATACAACATACGATGCCTCGGATCGAATATCGATGCCCGCTTTTATCCCAACCTTTGCCCCAACCAGTCTTGAATTCCACTTATAGAAGATATGTTGTCCACCGCCTCCGGTGCGTGAGCAAAGCGTAGGCGGTAACATAAGCCCTTCCGTTGTACCGCCACTACCGGGGTCTATATCGACTACGATAATTCCCGATATTTCACCACAGATAAGAGCAACATTCGCATTAGGAAATTTTTTCCACCAGTTATTTATTTCCTCCTCTGTAGGTAATCTTTTTTGATATTCAAGCCAAGAGGGGATAGCCGGCAATTTAGATCCAGATTTTATCGGTATAATACTCCATCCCTGTTCCAAATATTTTAATGCGTACTTTAAATTAGTCATATGTGTTTCCAATTTTTTCTTAACAAGATACTTGTGATTGCCCCTCGTGATACTCCGTATCTTTTAGCTATTGCTTCTTGAGAAATCTTTCCTGACAATTTACGAATTTGTAAAACTTGCTTTTTCACAAGTTTAGATGTGGTTTGGATTTCTCCTCGTGCTCCCGTCATTCGCCCTTGTCTTAGGGCGTGTTGAGTATTTTTAAGATAAGTTGTCCATTCCAAATTAACAACTTGATTGTTTGAGGGGCAATTGTCTATGTGATTAATACATGGGTATTTATTTTTATTTTTCAAAAAAGCTAAAGCAACAAGTCGATGAACTCTAATAGTCTTTACATTCCCTTTTTTAGATAAGACAACATCAATGTACCCTCGCTTCTTTTTATTTAACTTTAATATCCTTACTCCACCTCTTTTTAAACTTTTAACACGCCCTAAATTACTGATCTGATACATTCCCTCATATCCCTTAATATCTTTCCATATTTCATCACGCAAAAGCAGGTGTCCGTTGGAACAGGCCGATGAGAGCCTATGTCGAACACCTGCTTTTGACTGACGAATATTATTGAAAGATCTCATCGTTTGTTCCATACCTGTAAGATTAACATAAACCAGTCGTCATGCGTAAAGTAACTCATGCGTAAAGTGGGGATAACTTCCTATGGGGATAAAACAGGGGAGAACGGGGACAAGAAAACTACACCAATTGTATGGTGTAGTTTTCAAATCGAGAATTCATTCTGTATTACTCGGATTGCAAGTAGAGATTCAACTGCTCGTAGTTTCTCACCGGCTGACCATCGGGATAGTAGAGCACTCCTTCGATCTCCTGAACGCCCTGTATAGCATCGCCTCCGACTTTTGTGGTGTCAATTGAGCTAGATAGCACAACTGTCGCCAAAGCGAGCAAACATAGCGTGGCGAGGCCCACATAAAGCCACAGACGATGTTCTGTCTCCTCTGGCCGATCCATTATGGCCTTGGAGAGATCTGAAGGCTCTAAGAGATCATCCATAGGTGAAAATTAAAGCCGATAAAGAACCCGAGTGATCCAAAGATGATGAACCCTATGACCAAGCCCCCGATGAATGTCTTTGTAGGATCTTTCTTTTTCATACCCCTGATTTCGTCTAAGTCGAATTTGTTCATATTGATTATACCACTGGTGTTAATCTTTTAATTGCTTCCTCTTTCAGAGCTTTTACTACCTCTTCCATGTCGAGCTTGGCGTACTTTGCGATCGCATGGATCAATCGGCGTGCCTCCATGTCTTTGATAACTACTACCTCACCTTTTTCGTTTGTATATGATTCCATTGAATTATTTCTTTAAGTTTTTAATGTAGCACTGCTCACAGATTCCCTTCGTAAAGCAAACCCAATACGCACCTTCTCGATTGTAGAAACACATTTGCTTTCTACATTGTGAACATTTTTGATGCTTGCCCTTCTCATGATCCGGTGCTGTCGGCTCTGCTAATTTCTTCTTCATTATCGGAAATTAACAGGTGTCATGCGAATATCTAATTCTGCCCCGGCGACAATGACCCCACCTTTTAATGCTTCAAGTAGTTTCTTTTCATCGATCATGAGATATTCCCTAGGGATCTTCTTCTCATCTGTGATCTTGAGCACCTTATCCTCACGAAACTTCACTAGGCCGGCTTCGGTTGAAACCTGATGATCCGGCGTGTCGATCTCTTCAATCTTCTTCACTGCCGTTTCGACTTTGAGCTTACCTTTGCCTTCGCCCACACGATTTGCGATCGCTTGCTCTTCTTCACGCACACGCTTGACCTCGGCTGTTTGCCAAGAGCTTATCGTGCCTCGGAGATAATCCGTTGCCGTGTCGAGAATGCCTAGCACCGGCTTCCATCGGTTGAGTTCGGCTGTTCGAGCCTGATTGAGAGGCTTGAGCACTTTCTGCTTCTCTTCCTCGATCATGTCGGCCTTCTTATTGAGTTCGGAGAGCATTTGAGATGCTACTTCCATTGTCTTTTGATCCTTAACAACGATGGCTTTAGCCTTCGTTACGATAGGCGAGAGTTCGGTCTGTATTAGAGCGATCTGCTTATCTTCCATGTTTGTCTTTTTTATTTGTGCCATTTTATCTTTTTGTTGGATGATTAATTAATTCTCTGATCTTTGTCGTGAAATGCTTCTTGAGCAATTCATGAGTTACGATCTCCATCCGGATCTCTTCAAGCCTCCTTCCTGACTTCTTGTAAAATATCCTGCTCCATGTCTCGTCCGGAAAGACAATGGCGAGAATATCAAAGCCGGTAGGCTCGAGATCGAGCAATCCTAGCCTTTTCGTGTATGTAAGCACCTTGACCTTCTTCTCTTCATTCACAATCAGATCATAGGGAAGATTCGGATCAATAGCTGACATATCCTTCACGCTGATGCTTCGATTCCACAATCTCTTCTTCACGAAGTTTTTGTCCATCTACTTTTTATTGATTATTGCTAGTAATATCACGGCCCACACGATCGAGCCTATGATGTAGAGGATGTTTCCGATATTCCGGCCGATCCAATCCTCTATAAGCTCGGCCTTATTCTTTCTCTTACTCATGCTTAACTGGTAAATTTCTTTTGCCCTGACACTCTCCGAATTCGTTCATCAAGCCTCCACACAATGAGCAGTTATTTTCCTCATCCGGAAGCACATCGCCTCCGTAGATCCGGCATTGTGGGTTTTTTTGCTTCTGCTCGGCTCGGATCTCTTTTATAAGGTTTCGTCCTTTTAGTTCTTTTTGCATAACTATTTAATTTTAGGATTAATTGAATGATGCGGTACTTGATTCTTGTAGAATGTTGTCGTGATGATCGCTAAGCCGTCTTTGTCTCGGCATAGGGCATACTGGTGCTTTCTAGGGATCTTGAATAGATGCGTGCCCGAGCAATCGATCTTATGTTCTTTGCAGAAATTGATGGTGTCAATTAATGCAAGGTTGAATAGGACTTCTTTCATGGTTATTTTGTTAGAGCTTCTAGTAATTTTGTCGGACTTGTGATGAATTTGTGGCCGTTGATGGTTACATCTTCATAGATATACACCGGCTCGCCTGTCGAGATCTTTACCGCTTCAATGTGGGTAAAGAAATAAGGGCTTTTGAAACCGGCGTAATCTTTCTTCAATTCTTGAGCCGTTTCCTTTGTGAAGTTCGTCTGCACGCTCTTTTTTGTAGTACCAACATCGATTAAGGTACGGCCGAAATCTACTTGAGCTTTCTTTTTGAGCTTACCTGACTTTAGGTATTGGTTGCGATCGTACACTGCTATTTTGATGATCATGTTAGTTGAATAGATAAAATGACTTATAAGTACCCACATTGAGCTTATTCGTGTCATCGGTGATGTATGTCCATCCACCTGACCACTTTCTAAGAAGCATCCACCATAACCACACTGGAAGAGCCTTTATGAGACTGTTACTTTCATAGAAGAATTTACCATCGCCATCTTCATAACTGTCGCCTCTCTCGTGAGGAGCAAAAGCTATCAAATTGTGGACGAATTTCTTACAATGCCAATTTCTTGTTTTTACCTGATATTTCATGTTTTTATCTTGCTTTCGCATAACTATTAATAAATAAATAGTAGCTTAATGACTATGCGAATGCAAGTGTTTTTATGGTCAGAACACATAGAACTTTTTTTGTCAAATGCTCTTCAAAAATGCTTAAAAGAGGGCTAAGATAAGCCGTAGAATTGGGGTTTGGGAAATTCTTCATGATACAACAGATACATCTTTATAACTTTCTTGATTAGATTTTTATATATAACTATATATTTTCATTATTGGAACTGTAGGGACTTTATAAAATAAGCTGTATCAGATGTCTCGAGATTACTATTATAGTAATGATCTAAATTGGATATTGCAGTGCTTATCCACAAAGAGATCTAGGTGTTTAATCATACGCATGATATACATAGGGTATGAGCAATAAATACTCCTTGGCTAGTAAGAAGAGATGGGCTAAGATACCGAAGGAGGAGAGATCTAAACGAATGAGAAAGATAGCTTTAATCAAGCATAAGAAGATGACACCGGATGAAAAGCAACTCCATATGAAGAGGATGAATGAGGCCAAGCAAGGGCCGTGATTATAAGTTAATTAATAATGTCTATGGAAAATAAGAATGAGCCACAGTTTACACTTTCACCTTTAGGGAAGGAGGAAGGGGAATTGATGGTTGTGAAATTGAAAGCGTTTTTTGAGGAAAATTGTATTGATTTGGTCGTAACTCCAATGATTAATAAGGATGGTACGATCGGAGCAAAAGCGGAATTGTTTAAGAAATTAGAACTTGTACCGAAAGGTTCTGTGCCTTCTCCTAGCGAATTTTTACCAAATGAAGGTGGTGAAAAAACAGTGTAAATTCACTCGTCCTACCACTGCGATCAAACATAAGAAGGTATTTGACAAATTGGTAGAAAATGGGGGAAATATGAGTAAAGCCATTGTTGAAAGTGGGCTTTATTCTCCTAGTCAAGCTCTTCATCCGGAAAAGATTGTGAATTCTCTAACTTGGAATGAAGTGGTCGAAGAAAAACTCGGCGATGATTTGTTGATGGAAAAACATCAAGAATTATTAAACAGCACACGAATCGATCATTTAGTTTTTCCTTTAGGCCCGAAAAAGAATTCTGAAAAAGAAGAGTGGTTCAAAATGCTCGATGGTAAAAAGAATGTTGAAAAAGATGTTTTGAGTGATGAAGAAATTGTTGAAATGCTTGCTGAAGTAAATTGTCGATCACGCCGGATCGTACATGGCGAGACTGCTCGACACGTTTATTTTTGGTCGTCTGATAACAAAGCCAAAAAAGAAGCGTTAGACATGGCCTACAAACTCAAAGGTCGATACAAAGATGAGGATGGATCAAATAAGCAACCTTCTACCACTTACAATTTCATCTTCTCAAACTCTGTTCGTGAGCGTGTGAAAATAATTGATGCAGAAATTAAAGATCTCTTAACTCAAGATGTTCAAGAAAATAAAACGACTGATAACCCTAGCCAGTAAAGATCCGGAAGCTTTGAAGGTTTTGGAAGGTTTAACGGATGAGCAGTTAAAAGCTGTACCAGATGTATCAGAAGGTGATGGTCAAGCTGAATTCTTTGGTGAAGGAACGCCGGAAGAGCTTGAAGAGCTTAAAAAAGAAGATGAAGGGATGAAGCCTTGGTACGATCTTTTGAATAAGCTCTAGTCATGCTTGACAGAAAGCAAAGATGTATGTGTGGTAAAGTTAGCTTTGATAAGAAAACTGCACAAACAAAGCGAAACTATCTGATCAAGCTAGGTGTTGAAAGAGATCTAAGAATTTATCAGTGTCCGGCAAGTGGAGCGTGGCATCTAACAAGTAAAATGAAATGGCGTTAAAACACACAGCAAAGCCTCTAGTCGAAGAGCATTACCACATTGATGAATTAATCGATGCTCAAGAAAAGCGAGCAGAGGATCGAGAGTATCATCGACAACGTGTGAAGAATGCTGAAGAGCGATCGAAGATCATTGATGATGCAAAAATGTTAGTCTCAACAGATTTTCATTGCATCAGATGTAGGCAAGACTTTAAAGCCAATGCTGTGCTACAGGTCGAGCAAGACTGGTCAAAGCCTAGCCAGATGATCGCTTTCTACAAGTCTAAGCATCGGTTATGTGGTGCTTGGGCCATTCGAAACTTAACAGACAAACACCTCGATGGATTTTGGCAACGATCAAGAGCGATGAGGCTAGAGCAAGGCAAGTATCACAATGATCTTCTACAACCTTTCGAGACTGGTTATAATATGCTTTATGGAAAACGATAAAGATGTACTAGAACAGGTGAAAGAAAATCTCAAGAAGGAACACGAGCCTTGGATAATCTTTCATGCTTTCCCCCTCGAGATGTGGTTTTGGCGTATTGCTGTGCCGGTCGCATTAATATGTTCGATAATCGCTTTACTAAGATGAAAATATCAATTAATTATGTAGTCGTTGAAAAGTTTGAAGAGCCAGTATCAGAGGGCTTTCAAGCAGTCGAGATACAGGATAGCTTCGTGTATAAAGGAAAGATCGTAAAACTTCCAGAAACTCAACCTATGTATCTAGGTGATGATCATCTAGCCCTTGGTGATGTGATCATCTTTGCCAAATATTCTCCGGACACAGTGGAGATTGAGATCGAAGGCAAGAAGCTGAAGTTCGTGAAATTAACAGATGTTTTAGCGAAACTATAATGGAACAATCAAGAATGCAAAACACTCTAGCCAATCTCAAGCAATATGCCGAGAATGTTGATCTTGAGCTAGTACAGATAGATGGAATTCCTGAAGGATTCTCTTACAAGATCCCTGATGTAACGATCAACAATGCCAAAGGTGAGCCAGTTGAACACAAAGGAGATTATGTAGCGTTCGTGCCTAATGCTTTTGGAGAGATTCGAGCAAGTAAGGTCGAGGATTTAGTAAAAGCTTATAACGAAGGTGTGATTCTAAGAGACAAAGCAAATGGCAAATAAAGAAATTTCAATGGGTCATGATGCCCGAGTAAAAATTAAAAGAGGCGTTGATCGTGCGTGTGATGCTGTTCGCCCTACACTTGGGCCAGTCGGTATGACAGCAATGATCGAATGGCTAGGCCTTGATCCGATAGAATGTGATGACGGCGTAACAATACTTAAAAATCTTGAATTCAAAGACCATTATGAAAACATGGGACTTCAGAAACTTCGTAAAGCGGCGGTTCGAACATCCGTTGAAGGCGGTGATGGCACTGCGACTACCACTGTTCTTACTCAAGCCTTGGTACACGAAGCTTTCAAAGAAATCGCTAATGATTCGAGTAAAATCCGAGAAGTCAGAGAACGCCTCGAGAAAGGTTTATCAAAAACTCTTGAGGAATTGGTTACGCTCAAACGAGATGTAACTGATGCTGATATTGAAAGAATTGCTAACATCTCCTCGCTTGATCCAGAGGTTGCCAAAATGATTGCAGAAATCATCCGAGAAGTAGGTGTACATGGTGTCGTAACAGTGGAGAAAGGATCGGCAATTGGCTATACGAAAGAAGTGGTGAAGGGTGCACGATTTGACAAAGGTATGATTTCGCAATACTTCACCAATGATTTTGAGCAAGGTCGATGTGTGCTCGATAATCCCTACATTGTGCTAGTTGATCGGAAGATTTCTCTTGGTGATCAAGTGAAAAGCATCATGAATAGTGTCGCATCGACAGGCCATAAATCCGTGCTCTTCATTGCTGATGATATTGATGGCATTGCTCTTGCTTCACTCATCCAAGCCTCGAAAAGTGTTTCGCTCGTAGGGCCGGATGGACAGCAGAAGCAAGGAACATATGACATAGCGTGCGTAAAAAATCCCTTCACTGCTAGTGCATCCCGAGATTTCTTGCGAGACATGGCGGCCCTCACTGGTGGCACTGTTATCAGTGAAGAAGCCGGCATGAGACTTGATCTCGCAACAATTGATCAGTGTGGCCGAGCAGAAAAGGTCATCATCACAAGGGACAACACCACTATCATCGGGGGAATGTCTAAAGATACCCTTGCTCCACGAGTGGCCGAGATCGAGAAATTGATCGATGAGACTACAAGCGAATTCGTGAAGGGTCAGCTTGAGGATCGTTTAGCACAGCTTACCGGAGGTATCGGCGTGATCCGAGTGGGTGCGTACACTGATACGGAATACAACGCCAAGAAATATAAGTTTGAGAATGCAATCAACGCAACTCAAGCCGCACTCCAAGAGGGCATCTTGCCCGGTGGTGGAACAGCTCTCATGAATGCCGCCGATAAATCTGATGATGTGATTTTCAAGAGAGCATTGACTGCTCCTTTCTTCCAGATGATGCGGAATGCAGGTATTGAAACAATTGGTATGCCTCAAAACATTCAAGGTTCGATGGGCTTAAACTTCAAGACAAAAGAAGTCGTAGATATGTTCGAAGCCGGTATTATCGATCCGTTTAAGGTTGTGCGGTTGGCTCTGGAAAGTGCTGTGGCAATTACGACTTCACTTATCAATGTTGAGACTGCGATCGTAGTCGAAGATGATAAAACCGAAGAATAAACCAGATGAGATCAAACAATACTTCTCCATTCTCCAATGGATAGTTAGTGAGAACATTGTGAATGAGAAGGGCGAGATCTTTAACTTCAGAGATCGCTCTTTTCTCTTGGATATTCTCACTGATACGAACCCAAATATCGTAGTGTGTGCGTGTGCACAGGTCGGAAAATCCGTCAGCTTCTCACTCAAGATTCTCTTTGCGGTGAAGTATCAGCATTTGAATGTGATCTACACTTTTCCGACTGATGATGACGTGAAGGAGTTCGTTTCTTCGAAGATGAATAAAATCATCCAAGCGAATTACCACGAGTTTTTTGGTATGGAGACAGATAACATCGAGCGAAAAGAATTAAACAACCGCTTCATCTTCTTCAAGGGTACAGTTTCTAAAACTGCCCCGATCTCCACTACTGCCGATCTCTTGGTGCACGATGAGGTGAGCCGATCTGATCAGATGGCTATTGAGACTTACAAATCTCGTACTAAGGCCAGTCAATACAAGGGCCGATGGCTCTTCTCTAACCCGGGAGGTGAGCGTGATGAATTGGATCTCGCATGGAATAAGTCGGATCAGAAAGAATGGACGATCACTTGCCCTCATTGTGGCGACAAGCACGAATTGGTGTGGCCGCATTCGATTGATATGGAAAAAAAGTGTTACGTCTGCCGGGAATGTAAGAAGCCGATTGAGGATAACGTGAGGCGAAAAGGTATTTGGGTGGCTCAAAATCCCGGTTCAAAGATCTCTGGCTATCACATTTCTCACCTCATGTGCCCTTGGATCAGTGCGGAGGAAATCATCGATGACAGCCAAGGAGATCCGGGCTACTTCAATAACTTCGTGCTCGGGAAGCCTTATTCGCCGGGCGATCTTTCTGTGTCGAAAGCCACAATCCTCGATATTTGGACACCGAAGATCCTCGATGAAGGCGATCGGTTCATTGGTATCGATGTGGGAAATATCAAGCATTATGTCATCCGGACAGTGAAGGGGCTGATCAAGATCGGGAAATTCACTGATTGGAAAGATTTGGATGATATTTTGGCCCTTTATAAGCCGAAAGCCGGGGTAATTGATGCCATGCCAGACAATACGATGTCGAAGTATTACGTTGAAACATATCCCTTCATGATGATGTCGTTTTTCCAAGAAAATGCCAATAATCCGCAATTAATCACATGGTGGGGTGAGGGCGACAAGAAGGGAATTGTCTATTCTCACCGAGATCGGGCTTTGGATCGGCATCTTATGGATATGATCGAGGCAAAGCATTTGATTGGCGTTCAGCCGGACAAAATGTTTACTGATTTCATCAAGCATTACGAGACTTTGAGGAGGGTAAAAGTGGTGAATAATAAGGGAATTGAGCGATATGTATGGGAATCGACTACAGGGGTTGATCACTTCGTTTTTGCTGATCTTTATGCTGATCTAGCCATGCAGGGTAGCGGAGCAGGGGCGTTTTATGGAGAGGTTACAGCCGGAGATAAAATTCCGGTCATCGATTCTGATAATGCGTATGATATTAGCCGTGCTTTTAGTGAAAACAACTATGGAATTGAATAAAATACCATTGAAAGTAGAGATCCCGGTCTTTATACCAGATGAAGAGGTGGAAAAATTCATCCTTTTCCAGAAATTCTATCAACCTTTCATGCTTATGATTGAGAAAGGGGTGTTCGATCAAAAGAATGCCACGATCTCACTTGATTTCGATAAATTTGGAGTGCTTCGATCGATTCGAAGATCTGATTTTCTCTTCACGAATCGTAAGTAGTTATCCACATCTCATTGCTTTTTGTATTGAATTCGTAATATACTCATGGTGTTAGCTAGGTAATACGCTCAACGCTTCACACAAGCCGAGCATTCCGAAAGGAGTGTTCGGCTTCGTGCTTTAAATAAAAATTTAATGAATCATGTCCAAACTCGATATTGAAAAATTAGATGATGTAGCAAAGGCTCAACTTGTCGAAGCCCGATGGCTATCTTCATCTGAACTTTGGGACACAGTAAAAAGCGTATATAAAACCAACACCGATGTTTATGGAAATAATGCCGACTGGTTGCAGTATGTTCCAGAAAGACGAAGAAAATTTCGAGTACAGGCCAATCGTGTTTTCGTAAACCAAGAGGCGGTGATCAACTCTTTGATTGCCAACCCACCGGGAATAAATATTCTTCCATCACGAGATGGAGAAGTGGCACAAGAATTTTCACGAAAGCTTGAGAGTTATTTTAGAAAGAAATATATCGATTTGAATTTGAAGGAGATTGTTCGAATGGGGCTTCGAAATCTTTATTTCGGCCGTTTGATTGTGATCAAGGCATATTGGAATCCTCTTATCAATGATTTCGATTATCGTGCGGTAGATCCAAGGAATTTGCGTGTTGGAAAATACGCTCGAAAAGAGCCTGATACAGAGTTTGCTATTGAAGAGATTGAGGACAATCTTTGTGCTGTAGTTCAACGCTTCCCTGCAAAGAGAACGGAACTTATGAAGAAGCTTGGATTTACTGACGATGAGAAAGGTGTTGCGGAGATGTATATCAAGAATCCGGATGTGAAATATAAAGAAGCTTGGATTCAGGATTACGTCATTTTTAAATACGATAATATCATTCTCGGTTGTATCAAAAATCCGTATTGGGATTGGGAAGGTATCTATGTTACTGAAGAGGAAGAAAAATCATTGGGTTCTGATGAAACATCTCTCGAAGGTGAAGCTCGAAGAAATGAGATTCAGAGAATCAAACTAGAACAGCCAAATCGACAACCGAAGGAGCAGACAAATGAAGTCGTTCCGGAGGGTCAGATCGAGGCCACTCTTGGGGCAACAGGGACTGCAAATACTGAATCAGTTCAGTACAAGAGTTACTACTTCAATTATTTCGACAATCCTCGAAAGCCTTACATTTTTGCAACGATTTTCAATAATGAAAACACTCCGATCGGTCGTACTGACATGATCACTCTTTCTGCTGAATTGCAGAGAGGTATCGATAAGCGAAAGATGGACATCGATGAAAACTGCGAACTCGCCAATGGCGTACTCAAAGTCGATGCCTCTGTCATGGGTAAATCCGATGCACAGAGAATTCGTTTTGAAACGAAAGGCATTATTTGGGGCAAGGGTGTGAAGGATGGTGTTACACGAGAAACAGGTCAGGCACTTCCACAGATGGTCTTTGATGACATGATCGATTCTCGAAATGAGATCGACAATATTATGGCCGCTACTTCAGCGTTCAAAGGTGAGCGAGAAGGTCAGGAAACAAAAGCCGGCCGATTGGCTCTCATTCAGCAATCTTACCTTCGTCTAAATGAATTGGTACAGACTGTCGATTATATTTATGGAGAAATGTTCAATTGGGGTATGCAGTTGGCAAAGACCCGATATACCGAGTATCACTACGCAAAGTGGATGGGTGAAGAAGGTGCTCGTGAAGTGATTGAGTTGATTCAGGATGATTTCGAAACTGGATCAGAGCTTACGATTATCGCCGGTAAAACTCTTCCTGTTGATGATGAATTTAAATTTGAACAGGCACAGAATGATGTTGAGAAAGGTTACATTTCTCCTGTTGATTATTTGAAGATCGCACAATACGACAATCCAAAGGAGCTTTCAAGGAATGCTGTGCTTTACGCACAAAATCCTATGGAAGCTGTGGGCCTGACAGAAGAAGATATGCCTGTTCCATTCCAACCGGGTAAGCCAACTCTCGATCAATTCAGAGAGCTTGCACCGGCCGGAGGTGGTGAAGCTATATCACCGCCACCGGTGGTATAGAAGTGTGGGGGATGCGACCCTTCAACGCATAAATTTGTACTTTGAAGTTTGGAGCACGATCACTTATTTCACTTTTTACTATAGAATAAGGTGAATCATCTCCAAACTTCAGGGCACAAACCCTGAATTAGTAGCTAATTTGATCAAGCAATTCGTTTCAGCCGAGAGGCCAAGAAACGAAGGGGCAATCTTAAAATTATGCCAGATCCAATCGTGCCAACTGTTGAAGATGCGATAGACGTGCCGCCTAGTGAGGATAATGGGAATATGCCAGTTGATGCCTCCGATGACGGAGGTAATGGAGTTCCACCAGTTGTCCCACCAAATCCGGCCGATACTACTCCTCCGGCAGATCCATCTACACCGCCAGAAGTTCAATTGTTTGAGCTTCCAGACGGACGAAAGGTAGATGCGGTTACGCTTACGAAAGAATGGAAAGAAAACTTTCTTCCGGAGTTTACCCGAAAATCTCAACTCCTTGCAGAAAAGGATAGAGATCCGAACATTACAACCAAACCTACTAGCCCTTTTGCAGATCCCAACTATGTGCCTCAATCATATGAGGAGTTAGCTAAGGCGATCCGTGAAAGTACGCTTGCGGAGCTAGAGGCAAAAGAAAAAGCCATCGTTGATGAGAGGCGAGCTATCGAAGATGTTGTGTCAGGACAACTGACAGAACTCAAGACACTCGATCCTAACCTCAATGAAAATGCTCTTTTCCTCCACGCTACAAAGTACAAATTTCCAGATTTGAAGGCGGCTTATCAGAATATGAAAGATATGGCTGATCTTGCCAAGAATGTTAAACAGGCTACGGCCAAAGACATTCAGAAGCGATCTGATCCCGTCAGTGTTTCGCCCGGTGCAACCGGAGGAACACCAAATCCGAGCCAATTTGCTACCGCCGTAGATTACTTCCGTGCAATTGGGAAGTAGGTCTTAACAGTTTACTAAGATGATATTTAACGCCGCAGTAACCACGACCACTCGTGAGTTCATCTTGAAGAAAGTTTTCGACCAAGTTACCACTGGTACACCGGGTCTGATGACTTTCCTTCAAAAGCCGAAAGAGTGGAATTCCGGCACTTCGTACGAGTTCCCAATCAAATATACTGATACTACCAATGGTGGTAACATCGGTATTGCTGATTCACTCGATACTGATCGCCAGAATGTCCGTGTCAGGGCTTCCTTCAATTTGAAGTCCTCTTATAAGCCTGTCGTAGTGGCAATTGCTGAAACGACAGTAAACATGGGAGATGAACAGATCGTAAATCTTCTTGATGCAGAGTTTGATTCACAGGCACAGTCGCTTATGAATCTTCTCGCTCAAAACCTGTACACCGGCAACGGAACAGGAAACGATTGGGATTCTCTCGCCAATGCCGCCGCAGATTCGACTGTGTTCTCGACCTATGGAGGTCTTTCACGATCGACCTACACAGCATGGAATGGCTATTACCTAGCCTCCACTGGTGCATTGACCCTCGCCAAACTCGCTACCGCAGAAGATGCAGTAACGATCGGTGTGGATTCTCCGGATCTTGCTTTCACAACCAAGGCTATTTGGTCTACATATGAAAGCCTCTTGACCCCGGCAGTTCGTGCAAACTTCTCTACAACCGGTTATCCAAAGATGAACGCTTGGGGAGGTGTGCCAACTGGCCCAACCAACGGAGGTGTACAGGGATTCGTATATCTCTCCTTCCGAGGTACTCCAATTGCAAAGGATGAACAAGTTCCATCTGGAAAGTTCTTCTTTGTGAATTCGAAGGGATTCGGTTTCGTAGGATTCGATTACAAGGATGAAACCATCATGAAGGCGAACTTCCGTGAGACTTCTGATGCTGTTCCATCAGGTGTGCCGGGCAATGTTAAGTCCACTCGAGGCTTCCAGTTTCGTAAGATGATGTCGCCAGTGAATCAGCTAACCAAGGTTGGTTATCTGCTCTACGCCGGTAACTTCATTGCTACCCAACCTCGCCTTCAAGGTCAGCTTAACGGAGCTTCTTAATTCATAAAATTATGAGTGAAGCCCCACACATGGTTAAGCAGGTCATCACCTTCTCCGATGGTAGCGAGAAAGTAATCAACTACCGAGGCAAGATCGTGGATGGCGTTCTTATTCCAGACGTTGCGGAAGAGGGAGTAGCGGAAGCTGTTCCTGAATCACCAGTTGCGGAGGCTGTAGAAGCTCCGGTGGAGGAAACTCCTGTTTCTGAAGAAGCTCCGGCTTCAGAGGAAGCATCTAATTAATCGTTAAACTATATTTTTTGCCTTCTACGGTGAGTTAAAGACTACATCAGAGGGAGCAAGAAAAAGAAAAAATATATGGCAACAACCCTATCTGGTAATCTTCAGGAAGATTTCATTCCAGTTACAAAGTTCGCCGGTTTTCGTACCAACAAAGATGTTACGATCTCCGATGATGCGACTGTAGTTCTTCCTTCGACTACTACTATTGGCGGTTCGGCAGTCGTGGCTCTTGGAGACATCACATCCAACTCCACTTCTGCATCAGCCTTCACTGTAACTAATACAGGCATCTTTACTGGTGCAAGTGTTGTGTCAGTTGTAGCAAACTCTGCTACTACCGGTACGATCGTATTGATGACAGCGAATGGTTTAACCTCTGGACATTTACTATCTCTTGTTTCTACAGGAACGATAGTAACTACCGGAGATGTGCTCTCGATTGCGGCTAACACTGCGACCACCTCAACAGGTATCGTGCGTGTGAGTGCAACCGGTCTTACGGATGGGTTCATCATGGCCCTAACAGGCGGTGGTGCTAACTACACTTCGTCAGGCGGTGGTATTAATCTTTCTCTTGGAGCTTCTACAGCAGGTACTGGTATATCTGTAGTTTCAACAGGAGCAATGCTTACTACTGCAAGCCTTGTTACTCTTACAGCAAATTCCGCAACAACTGCGGCCGGTTTGCTTAGGATTAATGGCAATGCTCTTACTGATGGAAAAGGATTGATTGTTGCATCTTCCTCAACTGTCATGACTTCAACCGGAAGGTTGTTCCATGTCAGCCACTCTGGAAATGCAGGTGTTTCAACAGTTATTGCAGAAATTTCTTCTGCGGCGGCTGATGAGACTGTGATCTTTAAAGTTACTGCATCTGCGGCATTGGCGGCAGGTAAAGTGGCCTTCCTTTCAGGTGCGGCAGTTACGACAGGCGTGATTCTCGATATTAGTAATGCCGATGGTCTTACGACTGGTACAGCAATCAATGTTGTTTCCAACTCTTCAGACACTGGCACTCACTCTCTCGTTCGAATCGTAAATGACAACACTGCGGCTACTGGTACAACTCCGTTGTACATTCAGCAAGATGCGGTTACTTCGACAAACTTTAAGTTGATGGCAACCTTTGGGACAATTTCTCTCTACATTTCAGATCAAACAACTCCTAACGGAGCTTTGACTGCGGTGGAGGGTTCTATCTGTCTCAATGGCTCTGCAACTGGTCAGGCTTTCTGGAATACAGATGGTTCGACCGCTTGGACTGCCCTCGCTTAGTGTTGATGGTTACTCTACCTAGCAAAAGGAGATTACAAGTTAAGGAGCGATGCTCCGAACGGCCCGAGGTTAAGAGCCGGAGGCTGAAAGAAATAAAATGAATCAAATTTCCTTCCAAAGCGTATATCAGACGATTACTGCTCGGGGCGAGTTCAAACTCGGTCAGAGAGCGATGACCCCTGATGGACGTGAATGGCAGTTCGTAAAGGCGGCAACCGAAGCGATGGGTAGTGGTGCGGCGGTTGTTCCTGTAGCGGCTGTCTCTGCTGATTTGTTCTCTTCGAGTTCAGATCAACAGGGTAGAATTGTGTATGCAACTCGTGCGGCTTCCACTATGACTGTGGGTGCTTACGAGGACTGGATCGGTATTGTTGATGAGGGTACTGGATTGGGTCAATCTTTCAAGATTAAGACCAACAACGCTACCACCTTCACTCTCTATCCAGAGAACGCATTTGGTACTGCCCTTGCTGTTGGATCTTCGGATCTAACATGGATCGGTATGTCGAATGTCGAGCTTGCGGCTGTTACTTCCAAACTTCAGATGTGTCAAGGAGGCATTCAGGTTTCCTTCGCATCTGGTGATTATGGATGGGTTCTTACGAATGGTGATGGACGTGCATTAGCCGGAGATACATCTCTCCTTGTTGGAACAGGTTTCAGCACTGGAGATGATGTTGAGGGTCAGGTGGACGTTGCGGTTATTACTGAAGGTGCACTCACTGCACAAAACCTTGGCTACACAATCGTAGCTAACGGAGCTTCAGACATAGCTACTCTCGTTCGTTGGATCACTCGTTAGTGTTTCGCTCATACTCCTCTTTTTAAGGGTTATCTTTTCCCTGCCATTGAGGGGAGTATGGTGCGGTACGTTACCGCTTGAAGAATGACAAAGCTTCAAATTAATAGTTAGGATTGAAAACTGATGAATAATCCACAAGTTTCCGATCCCAATGAACATAAAGTTGTTGAGTTCACAAACAAATGCGACTTTACGTTCACTCCTGAAATGGGCTGTATGTTCAACGGAAGCCCCATCTTTGGTATTACAGGAGCACCCGGGATCAATGCAGGTGAGAGTATGAAGTTGCCATACCATGTGGCACAAAGATTAGCGGTGAATCTTGCGAAGATCGCAATGACGAGACAAGCACCGGCGATAGATCCGGCAGGAATTCCTACCGGAGTTCCATTGTGGGACACAGTAAAGTTAGAGAATTTGAAAAATTCCTATCTCACTGATCTCTACACAATGGCAAGCCCAATTGCACAGACCGAGACTGAAAGGCTGATGCAGATGGTCGCAGATCTTAATAAGACTGTAGAAGGATTGGTTCAAAACCAAGCCCCTGCACCTACTCCCATCCCTGTAGCAGAGCCGGTAACGATAGCACCCAATACGGATGCTACTGTTCCTCCGGAAGTTGTAAAAGATCCGGATCATGCACAGATTCCGGATGCACCGGAGGTCAAAGCTCCGACAGTTTATCAAGATAAGAAGGACGTTATCGTAGAGCTTGAGAAGCGTGGAATTCAACACGACAAGCGAAAGAGTAAGTCCGATCTTGAGAAACTTCTGAACGCCTAGTTTGCGTTGAAGCTATGGCGTACAGACGTGAAAAGTGATGCAAGCTCACACATAGCTTATGGACGAAAAAATATTATCAAAAGAACAGATGGATGCGGTACAGTTTTTGGCTGAAACCAATATGAAAATTGGTGAAGCTAAAGCTACTCTGATCAAGCTTGAGCAGAGTGAGACTTCTTATTTCGAGGAGAGAGAGAAGAAAGTTATGGGCCGTATTCAAAAAGTTCTTGATGATAGTAAGGATCTCTTAATTGAAGCTCAAAGCAATTACTCACAGATTCGAGAACTTCGTAACACAGTGTCATCGGTTGCCGGATTTCTTTCTAAGGCATATGAGGCATTTGTTGGTCTGCTCAAGGATTTTCGAGAGAGAAACGATCTTTGGGATAACAAGGTTAGTGAGATCGAAGAGGGATTTGCGAAAATTCGTCAGGAGATTAATTCTGACAAAGTGCGAATCATCAATGATCAGGAATCTCTCAAGAGATGGGAGAAATCATTAGATCTTGAAAGAAAGAAAATTGTGTCGGATCGAGGTGAGTTGGATCGTGCCATTACTAGATTAAAAGAAGGAAGAATATAATGAATAATTACTTTTTCAACCCGAAAGCTCCTACGCTTCAAGAGACATATGATTCAACAGTCAGTGCCTCAACTGAAGTTACGTTTGCCGCAGGAACAACCTACATAGAAGTTTCCGCAATCGATAAGGGAGTCTTTCTGAAATGGGGAGCGACTGCCGCTTCATCAGATTTCGATGAATTCATTTCAGCTAACACCACAAGGGTCTATCCGATCTTGGCGGCTACGGCTCAATTCATTCAGGAATCAGTCACTGCCAAATTAGTAGTTGTAGAGAAATAAAATGGCTGAAGCTATCAGAGATCAAAACCATGTGAAATCTAAGTTAGGAGTTTTGTTCTCCGATGGTGAAACTCTTGTCAGGATTGCCATTAATCCATCAAATGATGGTATGAGGATCAATACAGTTGATGTGGTAGATCCGGCAATCTTAGCTCTTTACGACAATGGTAAGACCATTCCAAGGGATGCAAATAATGTCCCTGCGTGGTCAGCACAATCCGACACCGATCCAACAGTAGAGTACCCATTATTCGTTGATGCAGATGGAGCAGTATTAGTAGATTTATAAAATTATTATCATGGCTGATGCAAACAGAGATCAAAATTATGTTCCAGTCGCTCTCGGACAATCAAATACTGATGCGACTGTTACGCTTCCGTTCAAAATAAGCTCTTCTACTGGAAGGTTGCTTACGGACAGTGCCTCGGGATCTGGTGATGTGGTCGGCCCTGCCTCATCTACAGATAATGCGGTTGCTCTCTTTGACGGAACGACAGGAAAACTTCTCAAGGATTCCACCATTAAACAGGTTACAACTGTCTTTTCTCCGACTGTTTCCGATGGTGTTTCTCTCGGCTCAACTGCTCTTATGTGGTCAGATCTCTTCTTGGCCTCCGGAGCAGTTGTGAATTTCAATAACGGAAATGTCGTGCTGACTCATACAGCCGGTATCTTAACGATGGGTACAGGTGAAATGAGAATTACTACCATCGGTACAAACACCGCCTCGGTGATCACTGTTGGTGGCACAGCAACCCTTACCGGAAAGACTTATGACACTGCCGGAGCAGGTAATGTGTTCAGGATTAACGGCACAGGAATTTCTGCTGTAACTGGAACAGGAGCAGTCGCCCTCGCCGGAGCACCGGTCTTTACTTCTTCAATCACTGTTGGAGTGGCCGCAGGTGCTACAGGATCAGTGATTTTCAAAGGGACAACCTCGGGAACAGTTACTCTTTCGGTTGCTGATGCCGCAGGAACTTGGACATTGAAGCTTCCTGCAAATGATGGAGATTCTGGTCAAGTTCTCACAACTGATGGTAGTGGAAATACTACTTGGGAATCAGCCGGTGGAGTTCCTACTACGATCACAGTGGCTGATGAAGCGACTGATACTTCATGTTTCATTGCATTCTTCACTGCGGCAACAGGTGATCTCGGCCCAAAGACAAATGCCAATCTTACTTTTAATTCAAATACTGGTGTTCTCACTTCAGCGAGTGCTGTCCTTACGACTGCTGACATCAACGGAGGCACAATCGATGGAGCAACAATCGGAGCAACTTCTGCGACCACGATCGTTGGAACGACTATCACAGCGAACACGAGCTTCCTTCCAGATGCAGATGGTGGTGCGGCTCTCGGTTCAGCAACGCTTGGATTCTCAATCCTCGGACTTGCTTCCGCATCGACAATTAATTGGGCGAACGGAAATGCTGTCCTTACTCACTCATCCGCAGTGCTTACAGTTTCAACTGGTGATCTTAGAGTAACGACTGCCGGTACAAATGCCGCCTCGGTCGTAACTGTCGGCGGTACTCAAACACTCACAGCAAAAACTCTTACAGCACCAACGCTCGGAGGCATCACCCAACTTGCTGAAGCCGCTTCGATCTCTCTTGATGCGGCCCTAGCGGATCAATCTTGGTCTGGAATTACTATTGCCGGAACAGCCGGGGCAACTCTAGCTTTCGGACAGCTTGTTTATTTGGCGGCCGCAGATTCAAGATGGGAACTCACTGATTCTGATTCTGTAACTACTGCTGACAGAATGCTTGGAATGGTGGTGTTGGCCGCCGCCGCAGATGGAGATCCTACAAGACTTCTTCTTATGGGAAATATCAGGGCTGATTCACAATTTCCTGCCATGACTATTGGTTCGGCATTATATATTTCGGACACTACCGCCGGGGCAATATTAACTACTATTCCAACAGGGGCAGACAATGTGGTTCGCAGAGTTGGGTACGCTTTAACAGCCGATGAATTGTACTTCAATCCATCAATGGATTCGCAAACGACAGTAGCTTAACCAACATGAAAGAGACTAAAGACATGACAGTTGAAGAAATTAAGAAGGAACTACCGCCTTATCAAGGCAAGAAGGGGTCTTCCTTTGGATTGTCCTACTCTAGCCCCATTTTGTCTCTAAACTCTAATGGCGAGATGAAGCCAAATTTCGCTTGTAGTGTAGACAGCTTGGATGAAAAAACGGCTCATGAGAGTTTTCTGAACACTCTAGTGAAAAATGGTTACGACAGAGCCAATAAAACATTCTCTAAATGAAAAACCTACTTCCTACATTAATGGTTTGCCTGACAAAACAGGACAGATACCTACCCGAGATAAAATGGGCAGAAGGGTCTTGGGTTTTTAAGTTGTTTAGATTGTACGAACTCGTATTTTGGAGAAAGGTTGGGATTCGACCCGAAATCACTGCTATTCGAGCAAGAGATGGAAAAACTTACTACGCCTTTCACACTTGGGAGGCTCTGTTGGTAAACGGAGAAGGTCGATTAAAGGAGTGGTTCAAAGGTCTTGAACTTCTGCCTATCAAAATATATATACCCCAACTAGCGACACCTCAAGGCGTTGTTTTCCCTTCACCCTACCTATTTGCGATTGCTTATGAAACCTCTGGCAATGCTTACACTAATGCCTCTACGACTGCTAGTTTGGATCTGGCATCATCAGGTACAGACAGACTGGCTGTCATCTTCACCCTCTCTGGTGGTGGCAATAGATTCTCTAGTGTAACCGTAGAGGGGCAAGCCACGACCACTGTAGTAACCAATTACAACCCGTTTGGGGCACAATCCCTGTATGGTCTTTATTATATTGCTCCTCCAACAAGCTCTAGTACTACCTATCTCTTTACGCTCATTGATAGTGCGGATGACGAAGAAATAGGCGTACTTACATATTCAGGATGTCATCAAACCTCGCCAATTGATTCAAGTGCCACAAATGTAAATGCGGCCGCTAACCCGGCATTGGTGGCTCTCACTACCACTGTCGTGGCTTCAAACTGTTGGCTCGTTAGTTGTGCGAGAAACAATACAGGGGGAGCATCTGCAAGTACAGGTACAACATTGCGACAAGCCGGAACGTCCTTAGCTACAGGAGATTCCAATGGCACTGTAGGCACAGGATCACAATCTATGTCGTGGACTAGGGCGGCTAACGGAACTACTGGAGGAATCGTATTTTCAATTGCCCCTGCTGTAGCGGCCGGCCCTGCAAATCTGAAATCTTACGATACGAATCTCAAGGCGAACATCAAGTCAATGAATACTAATCTTATCGCCAACGTCAAGACGTTCGATACTAACGCATAAAACAATGGAACACGAATCCAAAATCAGAAAAGTTCTCTTTAATGAAATCTCCCTAGGAGTAGCCTTGGTAGGCTTCGTCTTGAGTACTGTATTTTGGATCTTGAATCCACAGCAGGAATTGAAGCTTGAGGTGGTCAGACTTCAAGGGCAAGTGGAAAGTAATGAGACTGTGGCCGCCGAGCTTTCAAAGATTAAAAATAATGATTTACATGAGATTCAACTTCGAATGCAGAGAATCGAAGATCGGCAGATTGAGCAGATTGAAGCAACGGCACGAATAGAAGCCTTACTTAAAATAAAATGAATCCTGACACACTAGAAAGCAGAATAGCGGCCCTTGAACAGTGGAAACTTCAGCGTGAAAAACAGCAGATTGTTTTCCCTCTCGATAAACAAAGCATAGATATTCTTTCAAAATACCTGATGAGGATCACGGGAACAATTCTTACGACAGGTGGTGCGGCAGGAAAGGTATTCATAACCTACAAGGGTATTCAAGATAATAAGAAATTTGTTGTTAGTGAAGATACTTTCGTCCCATACACTGTCAATGTTTCTTCTAATATCTTTACGATTGCGGCAGATAGTCGATTCCGATTCTTCGATGATGAACAGGTTTACTTCCTATCTTCAGATACTGTCCCTGCTCCTCTGGTATCTGGCACTGACTATTATGTAGTTAATGCCAATGCTGAAGGCACATCCTTCCAAGTTTCTGCTACATTGGGAGGTGCGGCAATAAACATTACTGATGCCGGCACAGGAGAGCAGTATGTATTCTTCTTCTAAAAATATATGAGAATAAATTTTCCAGAATCAAATAAGGCTTACCTCCAAAACAACCGGACGAATGTTTTTCCGAAAGGTAACATTTGGAGTAGTCTCAACCTAGATTTCCAGAGTGATGTAGGAGTGCTTCGTCTTTCCCCTCGAATGCTCGTGAACGTGAACACGACCGATCTTGCAAATCTAGGAACTCCTGTGGCTTTTGCACGACTTAGTACAGCTCTTTATACGATTGCCGGAGCAAGAGCTTTTCACAATGCCGGATTGGGGGACAATGATGCTTTCATTGAAGATGCCGGCACAGGAACTCCAACAGACTTTAGTTCTGATTATTCAGATCTTGCCACCTTCAATCTTGATGACAATTCTGATGTGATAGTGGGAACGACTGTAGATGCTGTTGTAACTCTAACTGGAAGCACTTGGACAGAAAGAGATGCCCTCTCCTCAAATGATACTCCTCACAAACTTCTCTATTTTAAAAAGTTCAATCGAATGTATTGGACTGCTAATGATCACTTTATAAACTCGATGGATGTGGATTTCGTAGTAGCTGACACCGGCGACTATACGCTTAATTGGAATAATGGTCGTATTGATGTTACTGATTTCAAAGCCACAACAGAATCAATCTGGATTGCCATGAAGCAATCAAATTTCATTGGTGTTGAAGGTGCTCCAATTTGGAGATGGGACGGCATTTCTGCACAGCCTGAAAAGGAATATATGATTCCCGGTGAGTGGGCGATTGTAGCAATCGTAATTGATGAGACAAGGGATTCCCCAATTGCCATCGGTGGCTCTGGAATCTGGTATGAGTTTAATGGAACAGGATTTGTCGAGATGACACGCTTCCCTTTCACACCAGAAAATATGCCTTACGCCGGTACTGCCGCTATTACTTCAGGGAGTAAAAATGATCGCTTCATTCATCCAAATGGTATAGTTTTCACGCAAAATAATACAATCGTTGCCAATATCAATGGCCTTAATAATGACAATGCGGCCACTCAAAATGAGAACCTGCCTTCGGGTATTTGGGAGTGGAGTAAAGAAACCGGCCTCGTTCATCGTCAAGGTTTTACTTATGCAAAAAATTCTACAATCACTGATTGGGGTCAAAATAGAATTTCTCGAGCAGGTGCGGTAGCAGTGATGAATCTTCCGAGCACTTCTGCTACAAGGAATGGTACGATTTTGGCAGGAGCAACGCTTTTCACTGATGCTTCAAGCACTACGAGTGTAATCGCTTACGATGATTCCAATAACACGATTCAGAAAAAAGGTTATGCCGTAACCACATGGTTTGAATCAGAAGAGATTGCAAGTGCTTGGGATGTGTTTTGGGCCACTTACCGCCGCTTCCGAACAGTGAGTGATAGCCTCGTTCCGAAGTATCGTGCCATAGAAGAGCCTCCTGTATCGGCGGCGATCACTTGGGTTACAGGGACTACTTTTACTGTTCTCAACTCTGCTGTCGATATAGATGATTACTGGACTTCCGGCACAGGTGGAGAAGTTGAAATCCTCCGGGGAGTTGGAGGTGGTGGATGTGCTCACATCACAAATGCTGTAAATAATGCCGGCACATGGACAGTAACGATCGATGAAACTCTCAATCCAACGGCGGCCACTTCAACAGCGACAGCCCGATTCCAGAAGTGGATCAAGATCTTTCCATCAAATTCAACTGCCACCCCTGCAAATTGGGAGCAGTTTGCAATAGGGACGGAGAGTGAGCCGAGGATTCAGATGAAGCTCTGCTTTACCTTCACCGGCAATGGAGAGTTTTACAAGAGTGTGATTACTAGCGTTGAAGATATTGAAGCAACAACATGAAAACCTTTACCACATTAAGAAATACGACAGCTAAGTTCTGTAACGTAAACACAAGCGATACAGTGAAAATGGCCCTCATTGATGCCAATGTCAATGATTCCATTAGAACCATGTGCGGCCTTCAGGGAGGCAAGCTCCGCTTCCTAGAGGCCACAAAAGATATGGCAACTGTTGCTAGTCAGCCTAGCTATCAAATCCCGAATGGGTTCAGGAAAATCATTGATCTTCAAGTCTATAGTGAATCCACTGATGCCGCTTCTGCGACCATCTACGCTCCGGAGATGATCTTTGATCCTACGAAGTGGAAGCTTGTGCAACAAATGAAGCTCGGAACTTCTGATGTGCCTTATTTTGCTTATGTTGAAAATCAGAAGTATTACCTCAATCCTACTCCTGCAACTACTGGCCTCTTGATCAGACTTCGAGGCCGACTTCAAACAAGAGATCTTCTCTTTGCTGACTACACCACCGGCACAATCACTTCTATCGCAAATGGTGGCACGGCGGTAGTGGGATCGAGCACAGTCTGGACTGCCGACATGGTTGGTCGATACATCCAGATCACAGAAACTACTGCGGCAAATGGCGGTGATGGTTTCTGGTATCAGATCGGGGCATGGACTGATGCCACTCATATCACGCTTTTGAAGCCATATGAGGGGACATCGATTGCCGCCGGCACTGCCGCTTACACGCTCGGTCAGTGTTCGGTGATTCCGGAGGCGTATGACATCGGCATTGTGTATCGTGCTACGGCTTTGTATTGGGATAACCAAAAAGATGATCGAGCAAAGGGCTACTGGCTCAAATACGATGGAGGTAATGAGCAGGGGCTTTCTGACACCTACGGAGGCTTGGTAGGTCAGATGCTTGCGAATGAAGGTGAGACTGAAGAAGGATCATACATCCCTCCTTTCGGTCAGGGAAACAATCTTCCGCAAGTACCTTATTACTTGCCGTTTCAGGATGCGAGTGGGTTTTAATATATAATCATTACTAACATGGCTTCACTAAACGACTACATCAGTTCCTTAACTAAACCGAAAGCAAAACCTTCATATGCAAGTTTGTTTTCAACGCCGGCAACATACAAAAGTTTGCTCCCAAGTTTTCAAGCTCCATCCTTGAATCTCTTCGGAACAACTAAACCGGCGAGTGCTCCTGCACCGATTCAATCGAGTGCTCCTGCGGCAACTCCGGCCACAAGTCCGACTGTGGTGAAGCCTCCTGTAACTCCTCCCACACAGCAATCAAGTGCGGCAAAAACAAACTACATCAACACTGTAGTCGCTCCTCCCACTCCGGCATACACTCCACCGGGGGCAACTCCCACTCCTCCAAAGGAGGACACCTCTTACTTGGATTCCTATCGGGATTATCTCTCGCAGTATGCAGAATCTTTGAAGCCTTCTGATGAGATCAATGCGGCCAGAACAAAGCTTGGTCAGGTTCAACAAAAGATCGATGAAAGATCTCTTGCCGCAAGACGTGAAGAAGAAGCCAAGCTCGATGAAATGGGGGGCACTCGAAGTGGTGCAATCACTGCCGCAAATCAGATTGGTCGCCGATCGGCTTCCGAACTTGCTGATCTTGGTATCGCTGAAAGCGGTGCGGCTCGAGGTCTTTCTGCTCTCACTGGTGCGAAGGAAGCCGAAACTTCTGCGTACAAAACTGCTATGGAACTTAATAAGCCCCTTCAGATCGGCGATAGTTATTACGATCCAAAAACAGGCAAACTCATTCCAAGCTCGAAGGCGAAGGAAGGATTCTCACTCTCTGAAGGTCAGGCTCGATACGAACTTAATCCTGCAACTGGTCAATACGAAAAGATCGCAAGTGTCGGTAAAACTTACGCTCCCGGCACTGGTGGCGGCACTTATGGTGGTGGTAAATATGTTGAAGGTGAAAATCCAACAGTTGATGCTTGGGCTAAAAGAATTCAAGAAGGATCTGCAAAAATCACCGATATTCCTGCCGCACAGTCTGGCCTTAGAAGTGCTGTTACAGTGGCTCTCAATGAGATGGGAAATTCTCCTGAAGGTCGTCCAACGACTACAGAGCTTGGTAAGCAAGCCCTCGCTACTGCCAATGATCTCCTGATTAAATTCGATGAGAAGAAAGGCACTTCGGCTGTTGGAGCAAGTAGAGGTTTGGGCGGTTTGTTCACTGGCTTATTAGCGGCCAATACCCCCGGTTCGGATGCCTTCAACTTTAAGAATGATTTCAATTCTCTCAAGTCCCAACTTTCACTTGAAGCTGTGAAATACCTCAAAGGTCAAGGTGCAGTGTCAGATGCTGAACGAGCACTTCTCTCTCAAGCAGTTACGAAACTTAATCTTTCGCAATCAGAATCAGAGTTCAAGAAAACTCTTCAAACTATCATTGATCGATTGGCGACAGGAGAAATTGCCGGTACTGAAGGAGGTGGTGGTGGTGAAGTCCTCACTAGCCCCGATGGAACGCAAGAAGTAGATGTGAATGAATTGACACCTGAAGAATTAGCAGAAGCCAGAGCCGCAGGTTGGCAATAATTAAAAAACATATGGCCTCATTCTTAGATAAAGCACGACCAGTTCAGGGATCAGGTGCTCCTGCTCCTACAACACAACCACCGGCACAACCGAGTGTATCTTTCGCATCTAAGATTCGACCTGTTGCTACTTCAACTCCACCGGTAGAAGATCCAAATAAAGTGAAGGGTGGCATCGTTGGCGACATTCTCACAGGCAACACTCAACGCTTTGGAAAGACAATCGGTGAAGCTGTTGCCGCACCAAAGAATGCAGAGATGTTTTCAGAAGCTCTTGCCGGCCACACAAAGCTTGCAAATGATCTTAATAAACGGATCAAAGAAAAAAGAGAAAGAGGCGAAGATACTTCTCGCCTTGAACGTGCTCTCGATGAGTATGTCAAAGACACTCCCAAGCTCGAGGATTTCACTGGTGATGTGATCAATAAAACTACTGGTCAAGTGCTTGGAGAAGCGGCCGGTACTGCCCTTGAAATTGCTCCATTTGGTACTTATGGCAAAGCTACAAAGGGCATGAAAGCCGGTCAGCTTGCTCCAAAGGTTACAGCCGCACCAACTGCTGTGAAGGCTACAAAAGAATTGCTCACCAAGCCGAGCAAGTTTCTTACCAAAGAGGGTGCGAAACAAGCGGCTGAAGGTGCGGCATTTGGCTATGGTGTCGATGTAACACAAGGGCTTCAAGAAAAAGAAGGGGCAGGTGCATTCAAGCCCGGCATCGGCACTGCTATCGGTGCAGTCGCTCCGGCTCTTGTAAAAGGTGCAGGAATCGGTGCTAAAGCCGCTACTTCCAAAGTAAAAGATGTGATCGCTAATCGTGCGGCGAAAGCGGCCGGCGAAATAGATCATCTTATTGGCACAATCATTCAGGGTGAGGCCAAGGATCTCCCTGCGGCTCGTAGGGCATTTTCACAGATCGATACTGAAGGCATCAAAACTTATAGTGGTTTGAAAGAAGCTTTGAATGCCAAAATCAAAACTGGATCAGAGAAGCTTCGTGAAGCTTTAGGTTTTGAGCCGTATGTGAAGCCTCTTGATGAACTCACCATCACTTCAAAGGTAGGTGATGTCGATGTGTCTCGAAATTTCGTAGATGATGCGATCAGTCAGCTTGATGATTTTTATACAAAAACCGGTAACTACGAAGATGCCGCACGAATGCAAGCCCTCAAACAAAAGGCGGCTCGAGAAGGCATCACTGTGCAGGAAATCAATGACCTCGCCATCAGGCACGGCCAAGATCTCTCCGGCTTCTCACCGGCAACTGGCGAACTTGCTTCTGGCCTCAAAAAACAGTTGGCAGAAAATACTCGTAAAGGATTAAAACAAACTGCTCGTGAGCAATTCAAAAGCAAAGTTTACGATGAGACTGATGCCGCACTTTCCGACCTCATCAAAACTCGAGATCTCATTACTGACATGGAAGAGAAAGTTCTCAAGGTTCAGCAACAGACACGAGATTCTACGCTTAGAGAAAAGTTAGGTGCGGCTCTTGAACAGATCCTCAACTTCTCAACCTTCGGTGTATCTCGAGGCTTCCTTCAATCCGGTCGAGATCTTGGCCTTTTCAAAGCTAAGACCTCAATGAATGCACTGGAAATTCAGGAACTCATTAACAAAAGTCTTAAAAGGCTTGATGACATTATCGACACTCCGGCAAACCAAATGGAGAGCAAGCTCGATGCCTTCTTAAAAGAAGCGAAGCCTCAAAAAATTAATAAGAAAACTCTTCCTGCAAAACCTGCAAAAATAGTAAAAAAAAAGTCTGAAAAAGGCATGACTAATATCAGCACACTTGCGGCCGGGGCATTGGGGCTAGGTGCGGCAACGGCTCTTATGACACCATCTACGACTGAATATAAAGCTCCGGTAGCGGAGATTGAACAGGTCGTTGCTCCGACTTCTACACCAAAAAAATTGGCGGCAAAGCCCCAACCTCTAAAAAAGGCAACCTCTACCACAACAGCCGATCTCGTTATAGATAACAAGCCGGTGAGTGTAGATCTCAAAGATTTTCCATTCATCGATCCAAAATTCATCAAAGTTCTCGTGGATCAAGAATCAAGCAACGGCCTCGATAAACGCCATGAAAATCTTAGTCATGGAAAATTCGGCTACCTCGTTGGTTTCACTAAGCCAACCTATGAAGATATTGTCAAACAAGCAAAAACTTCAGAGCGTTACAAAAATCTTCTTGCCAAATTAAACTTCGATACTCCGGAGGCGGCCATCAAAAGTGCGGCGGCTTTCGCCAATCACTTGATGCGTGATTTCGGTGAATCCGGCAATCTGAAGGATGGTTCTACTCCAAAGGACATCGATCTCGTAGAGTTGTACAGGAGGTATAATGGAGGAGGATCTGACCTCGGTGTGGAACTCTTTGAGAAGAAATTAAAAACCTTAACTCAATAACATGGAAAATGAACTCTTTACAGGTGTACTCGGTGATCCACGCACAGATGCGAGGGTTATCAATGGTTTTCAAATTGGTGAAATTTTGCCTGAAGCGGCAGTGATTAATTGGAGAAAAAAAGGCATCTCCGAAGTGGTTAAATATCCGGTGTGGGATCAGGCCGGATCGAGTGCTTGTGTCGCCTTCTCTAAAGCGAAACAAGTTTCAATCAGGATCTACCAGATGACCGGTGTGTGGATCGATTTCTCTCCGGCATCGATCTATCAGCTTCGAGCTAATAAGCCGGGAGGTGGCATGAACATTGCTGATGCTAATGAGATCGTAAACAAAACAGGGGTAACTCTCGAAGCCCTCATGAAGAGCCAAGGTCTTTCTGAAGCAGAGATTAATGCTGTACGAAGATCGAAAGTAGCAGATCTCTTTGGCAAAGCAATTGCTGAAGCTGTGGTGCGATACCTCTACATTCCTATCGACATCGACCGCATCGCTCAAACAATTGAAGCACAAAAAGTAGTTTCACTACTCATTTATGGAAACTATGATGAATATTCTCGAATGATTCCTGTCGTGATTGATCCAAGTCTCACTTACGCTAATGCTCCAATAAAACATGAAGTGGTAGGTGTTGATTACTTCCTAGATGGCAATGGAATGAAAAGAATCTACATCAATGATTCTGCTCACTTTGGCGGTCTGCCAGTAAGAGAACTCACTCAAGATTTCATCAGCCGAAGGTGTATTCTCGCTGATGCGTTGGATGTCTTTACCTTCGATCCGGATGTGGTGGCCGAAAAGCCTCATTACATCACCGGCAATACAGTTTCTCTTCAGGATTCTCTAAAGCACTACGGAACATTCCCATCCAATCAGCCGAGCACCGGTGTCTTTGGCCCTATCACGAGAAAAGCTGTCAGTGATTTCCAAGTAAGAGAAGGTCTGCATCCTACCGGTACAGGAGCAGTCGGGCCTCTGACAGATGCTCGATTGAAAGTTCTCTACCCATAGTCGGGCGACCTCAAGGGCAAGTCGTTAAAGCTACCCCTGTTCTTCACAAACTTGGCTAGG